GAACTCAAAGGGGTGGAGCTGGAAAGAGGAGAACTTCAAGCCATTGTCAAGGCTGTCTACCGCTTTGCAGTCCGAGAAGTGTTTGCTGGGCCATGTGCCTCTATGACATTCATTCAAAAGACTGCGGGAACAAAGATCAAGGAAGGCTCTAGCACACTGGAATGGTTCACGCCTTCTGGATTTCATGTCATTCAGGAATACCGTAAGAATGAATCTCAGCCTGTGTCAACTAGGCTTCTTGGTCAACGGATTCAAACATGGTTGAACAAGGAATGGGAAGAGCGTCAGATTGATCTGAACAAGGCCAAGACTGCTGCTAGTCCCAATCTGATTCACAGTTTGGATGCGTCACTGCTTCATCTGGTATTTGCGGATTGCGAATACCCATTCACTGTCATCCACGACTGTGTGTTGGGTCGTTCCTGCGACATGGATCAGATGGGCACACAGATCCGTGACAAGTTTGTTGAGATCTATTCCCAGCCAGTCCTTCAACAATGGGCTGAATCTCTTGGGGTAGAGTTCGATGAGACTGTCATGCAAAACACTCTGAATATCAATGATGTTCAGGAATCGTCCTACTTCTTCTGCTAAATGACTGACGTTCCAGCTCAAGAGATCATTGCTCAGGCCGTTGAACTGACTGGGTTCAAGGAGTCCGTTGTGAGTTACCTGCTTGAAGAATTTCTGGAAACAGAAAACGAGCATGGTGTTGACTTCTTTGGATACCTTGGTGAGCTGCTGGGAGATTCAAGCTTCATTCTTGCTGCAGCCAAGGGTCTGAACATTGACGGTTGTCTTGCTGCCTATGATTATGGTTACAAGACTGTAACCGAAGGGCTGTTCGAAGATGACCTTGAGGGGGCCATCGATGACATCGAACTGCGAGGCATCCTTAGCACCGAAGACTGAATCACACTACCATCATCATTTACCTTTCATACCTCCAACATGTCTGAAGGCCGTTTCATTATCACGACCACCCTTGAGGGATACATCAATGCCCTTAAGCCGTCTGGTAAATTCAACAACTGCTCGATCACCTTTAGGATTCCCGAAGAGAATCTTGCTAAGTTTGATCGTGGCTACGAGAAGGCAATTGCTGCTGCTAAGAACAAGCAGAATGGTAAGCGCTACACGGAAGAACTTCCCAAGTGGGATGAAGAGGGTGTAGTCAAGTACTCCTATGGTGGTGACAGTAGCAATCCCATGTTCCCCTGGGTAGACAGCGATGGTATTCCCATCGATCTTGAAACTCAGATCTGGAAGGGGACAACTGTTCGTCTCATCATTGACCTTCGTCCCTATGTCTATGCCACCAAGGTTGGCTGCTCTTTTAAGGTGCGTGGCGCACAGATCATCAAGCTGGTTAGTTCTGGAGGTTCTGATAGCGGCGGGCTGGATGAAACTGAAGTGGCAACTCTCTTTGGTAAGGTTGCTGGATTCAAGTCTAATAGCCCTAGTTTTGAACCCTCCGAAGATCCAGGCGATGGTCCTACCGGCTATGCTGACGACGAACTTCCGTTCTGATGGCAAAGTACCGGTCCCGACTGGAGGAGAAGCTGGCCCGGTGGTTCGAGCTTAATGGGTACAAGTTTGAGTATGAAAGCCTTCACCTCAACTATACCCTATCGGCTGTATACACCCCTGACTTCATACTGCCCAACGGGGTAATTCTTGAAGCCAAGGGGTACTTCAAGCCGGAAGATCGACGCAAGATGCTAGCCGTCAAGCAGCAGCATCCGGAGCTAGACATTCGTCTGGTGTTCCAAGCGCCGCGAAATACGCTCACGAAAACCAGCAAAACTACCTACGCTATGTGGGCAGAAAAGAATGGGTTTCCGTGGGCACCTTCCTACAACATCCCCTTGGAATGGTTCGAGAATCCGACTCCGAATTCGTAAGGCATGAACCATGCCCAGCCTGTGGGAGTAGCGATGCGAACAGCCTCTACACTGATGGCCATTCGTATTGCTTCTCCTGCGGGCACTGGGCTCCAGGTTCAGACTCCATCAATGTTCACAAGCCTCATCGCAGATCAATTATGGAACTCTCTGGGGAAATTGTTCCCCTTCGGACACGAAACATTCTTGAAGAGACCTGCCGTAAATTCAATGTTCGACTTGACCGTGATTCAAAGGTTGTTCAGTTCCCGTACTACTCGCAAACTGGACAGCTCGTCGCGTATAAAGCTCGTGATGTTGAGAAGGATTTTCGCTGGGTAGGCAAGAACGAAGACCATACACTCTTTGGTCAGCAACTTTGGGGGCAAGGTAAATCCCTTGTAATCACCGAAGGAGAGTTCGACTGTCTGAGTGTCTTTCAGGTTCGAAATAGTTGGCCAGTTGTCAGCCTCCCCAATGGAGCACAGGCAGCCAAGAAAGCCCTCCAACACCAACTGAAGTGGATCATGGGCTTTGAGGAGATCATCCTCCTCTTTGATAATGATGATGCTGGGATTCAAGCAGCACAAGACTGCGCGAGCTTGTTTCCACACGATCGACTGTTCATAGCCAAGACCCATCCATACAAAGACGCAAACGAAGCCCTCATCGCAAAGGATGGGGAAGCCATCAGGCAGGCCCTGTGGAACAAGAAGTCCTACTCGCCCAAAACAGTCATCGATGGTCGAGATCTATTCGATCTGGCCACTCGCCCTCTCCATGGTCGGGATGCTGATTGGCCCTTTAGTTGTCTCAATACCGTTACTGGTGGTCTTCGACGAGGCGAACTGGTCACGGTCACGGCCGGATCAGGGGTGGGGAAATC